GTAGTGGCAATGGTAATGACTTCACCCTTAACGGCTTTAGTGTTGCGTCAGGCGCGGATAATGATAGCCTAATTGACACGCCGACGAACTACACCGCATCTGGCAATAACGGTGGTAACTATGCGATATTGAATCCCCTTACTGGCGTTAATCTAGACCTATCCGATGGTAATTTAGAACAAGCAGCTGCAAGTTCTTGGTCCAGAGTGTTCCCAACCATTATGCCTAACACCGGTAAATGGTATGTTGAATGTTTTCTTACAGACTACTCCTATGGCGCCAGGACTTTTAATGTAGGTGTTGCTCCTATTGAGAACATTACGTCTGACACTACAGGAAAACCTGGAAGTGAAACTGATGAAATTGCCTATGAGGCTCAATTTCAAAAAATTACTGTTAACAACTCAAACAGTCAAACGGGGCTTTCTGCTTATACCACCAACTCTATTGTTGGTGTTGCAATAGATTTTGACAACAGAACTGTCCAGTTTTATCTAAACAATTCTGCTGAAGGAACTGCTGAAACTTTCCCAGACCACCTTAAAGACTATACGTTTATTATTGGCAATATTGCCACATCTGGTAGCACCGATGTGATTGTCAACTTCGGTCAGCGCCCATTTGAATACACGCCACCAACAGGCTTCAAGTCACTCTGCACAACTAATCTCCCCGATCCAACGATTGCCGAAGGTTCGACGGCGATGGATGTAAGGCTCTATACGGGCAATGGCAGCACTCAAACAATCAGTGGACTGGAGTTCTCGCCAGATTTAGTGTGGATTAAAAATCGTTCGCAGGCTGACAATCACAAGCTGCTTGACACAGTGCGTGGTGTGACCGACGAGCTGGAAAGTAATACAACTGATGCAGAAGTTACAAATTCCGACGGGCTGACTGCATTTAATTCTGACGGATTTGATCTTGGTGCTGATGTTTCGTACAACACCAACTCCGAATCGTATGTCGCTTGGACTTGGGACGCTGGAACGTCAAACACTTCAATTAGTGCTGGCGGCCTAAATAGCTCTGCTTACGATCAAAGTCAAACGTGGAGCAATATGCTGACTGCTGAACTTTCGGGTAGTGTTAGCGGTCCAACCAATGCTTTTGATAGCACCCCAGGAGTAACATCTTCGACAAGTGCTCGAACCGGTCCCACCTCAACCCAAGGCGGTGTTGTATTTACACCGACAAATGGTTATACAGTAAACAGCCAAATTCGTGTTTACAGAGGATCTTCTGCTGACGAATGTTTCCTTGATTTTGGCTCCGGTTACGGCAGCGCAATTTCGCTTACCTCTGGGTGGAGTACAGTATATACAGGTTCTGGAACACTTTCTGCTCTCAAAGTTAAAGATCCTAATGGTGCAAATAACTCCGGTCTTGGAGGAATTGAGATTGACGGCAAACTACTTGTAGATAGTGGTGTAACCGTAGCCAACGTCCCGACAATCGCTTCAACCGTCCGCGCCAATCCGTCTGCTGGGTTCTCGATCGTTAGTTATACGGGGAACTCAACAAGCAATGCAACAGTAGGCCATGGATTAAATGCTGCTCCTGAATTCTTAATAGTTAAAAACCGTGATAAGGCACTTAATTGGGGAATATGGCATTCTGGTCTTACTGATAGTCAGATTCTTAGGTTTAACTCTTCAGCGGCTACAACACCTACAACAGCTTATTTTGAGCCACAAAATAATACATCTAGTGTTTTTTCTCTTGGCACTAATGACGAAACCAATGAGTCTGGAGATAACTATATCGCCTACTGCTTTACTTCTGTTGAGGGATATAGCAAATTCGGTACTTATGAAGGCGGTTCTAGCGAACCTCCGTTTGTTTATCTCGGTTTTAAACCAAGATTTATTTTGCTCAAAAGATCTAATTTTGCTGACAATTGGCACATCTTTGACACAGCACGAGATGAATTTAACGAAGCCGATGCTCAGCTAAGACCGTCTTCGAGTAGCGCCGAAGCGACAGCCCCTTTTGCAGACTTCTTGTCAAATGGTTTCAAGATTCAAGTCTCTTCTGGCACATATAATAGTAATTACACCTTTATCTACGCCGCTTTTGGTGATCCTTTTAAAACTGCCCGCGCATGCTAATTAACACAAATAACTATGCTACAACTTGATGGTAAGACCTTGCAATATGACAAGGCATTTACACACAATGGAATTTCATATCCTGCTAATTGGCTGCGCTTGACCAGTTTGGAAGAAAAGCAAGCTATTGGTATTGTTGAGGTTTCCGACCAGCCACAGGCTGTATGGGATAAACGTTTTTACTGGGGTATTGATAACCCCAAACAACTTAATGACGAAGCTATTCTTGACGAAGATGGCAACGATACCGGTGAAGTACAGACCGGATTGAAGACCTTGTGGAAACAAAAACAAAACGACATCGCAGCATCTCTACTTGCTCCGTCTGATTGGCGTGTAATTAAAGCTTCTGAAGTTACTGACTACACTGTCGAAACCGAGTGGACAACATTCCGTGCTGCAGTCCGTACTGCGTGCAACACACGTCAAACTGAAATTGATGCTTGTGCAGATGTCGCAGCACTTAAACAACTTATTGACAACCCTACTACCCCTTGGCCTGAAGAACCATGATTACCTTTATCCGTCCAATTCTTTTTTCGTTTATTAATTCTGATAAAGTCAAACGTCTTGTCGTTGACCTTTTGAAGAAACTGGCTGAACAAACAGACAATACTGTTGATGACGAAGCAGTGAAGTTTATCGAACGCGGATTGTTCGGTGGACCCCTGGAGTGAACCACCAGTTCTCCCTTCTCTAACGCTTCCAGAAGCGCCTGTAATGCCTGAAGCGGTGTTAGAGGTACCAAGGGCTCAGTTACCTAGTTACAAGCCCCTTGTAGTCCCTCCTAACACCCTCAGGCCGCCTCCTGGTATTCAAGGGATAAATATAGAAGACAAGCCTCCAGAAAGGGAGGAGAAAAAAGAAAAGGCAGAAAAGAAAGAGCAAAAAATTAATTCTATAAAAGAATTTAAAAAACCGAATATAGATTTACCACCTGAAGCTCAGGTAGTAGAGATTCCGTTTACGGATATTGAGGTACCTATGCCTACAACTACTATCATGACTACAGCAGCTACAACAGCATTTATTTCTGTTGCTGCCACCCTAACTGCTACATCTTTGTTCAAATATATTGTAATGGTACTTAAACCAGTATTCAAACAAACATGGAGCAAATTGACAAAAAAGAAGGGACCAAAGGTTTCTTAGATAAAGTTAAGGAAAACACTGAGGATGAATTACAAATCCTTGGCACCTTTGTCCGTTTAGGTGTCGTCGTATGGAGTGGTTTTATTATCACTCTTAATTACGTAGATTTACCTATGATTAAAAAAGGACAAAGCGGTGGTGATATTACATTTGTAGCTTCTGTCTTTACAGGCGCACTAGCGACTTTTGGGCTAACTACATCGAACAACAAAACAAACCCTAAATCTCCTGATCCTAAAAAGAAAGAAGAATGAAACGTCTTATTTTGCTTTTGATGCTTACAAGTCCAGCATCTGCACAGGTAACTCCTAACTTTACGCAAGGTTCAATGCAGTCAACTACAACCACCACCGTTGATATTGACCGGACCATTGCGACAAACGTATATGGTGGTGATTATTCATCATGGTCTGGAACAAACGTAACACCGAGCGGAGACATCGCGGATCCGACGACAACTTATGCGCTAACAACCGATGGGGAGCAGTTTCAACTGGAGCTTGTCAATCGGTCAGCGGGTCTAATCGAAGACAGTCTCGTAACCGAAACCATCCAACAGGTCTCTACTACTACTTCCTTGTCGGTCTTCTCGCAATAAATCCTGCCTTTGCAAACGAAGATCCAAAAGTACAGAACACATCAAACCCCGTGGCAGCAGCTACGGGTAATGTGACGAATCAGGCGGTGCAATTCCAAAACAATGGAGCACCGTCTCGTCAATATTTTGCAGGTAACAACAGCTGCAATGGTGCAACAATGCAGTTCTCCCCATTTTATATGGGTAACGATACTATTCCGTATGAAAATACAGGATATGTACGATCAAATAATTTTGGAGTACAGCTGAACTTTTCTGTTCCGCTGGATCAAGGAATGATAGAAACTTGCAAAGCCATTGCACGAAAACACGAACAAAAAATGCGTCTTGATTACGAACTTGTTCGTGCTCTTAAATGTACTGAAATTATGAAAGCTGGGTTTACGTTTAGACCTGGCAGTCGAGTGGAAGTATTATGCCATGATATTGTACCTATAGTTTCTTTACAAAATGAGTGAAGCAATTGTCAGCATAGCCGTTGCCGTTGTTGCAGGTGGCGCTGCTTTAAATAACAGATTACACAATCGAATAAACAGCGTCCATGAACGTATCAGCGCCCTTGACCGCAGACTTGACGGTATAGAGCTGAATGTTGCTTCTGACTACGTAAAAAAAGCAGAATTATCTGAATTACTTAGCCGTATGGAAGATCACATGGTACGTATTGAAAACAAACTTGACCAAATAGCTTTACGAAATGACTAAGAAAAAGGCTACTGAGGATCAGTTTAACGAGTTGCATAACCTTGTTACAAAGGAGTTCCTTGCCCGTATTAAATCAGGTGAGGCTTCTACTCAAGATTTGAAAGCAGCTTGCGACTGGCTTAAGACTAATGATATCAGTGGTGTTGCTCTTGAAGGTAATCCACTGTCTAAACTAGCGGCGGTTATGCCTACAGTTGATCCAGAACTTGTACAACGGAGACTGCATGGCTCGAACGTCTAAATACAGTGGCGCTAAATACGCTAACGGTAACTATAAGTCGTATCAGAAACGGTACGACTCATCTAAACTACAGATCTCTAAACGATCTGCACTAAACAAAGAAAACAGAAAACGGGGAACCTATGGTAATGGTGACGGTAAAGATGTCTCACACAAAAAGAATGGTAAAACATTCCTTGAAAAAGCATCTAAAAACCGAGCACGTAAAGGCCGAGCATGACCCCGTTACTTCCAACTCCTGACGATTACCTCTACAACTTAATAGTTATGACCTCACCAGAAGCCAAGCGCCTGTGGAGGCGCTCTATTAAGGAACATTTTGACCATACATGTATTTATTGCGGAAAAACTTATGACCTTAGTCAGTTATCTATCGATCATGTTCATCCTAGGGCTCGCGGTGGGCAGGATGTCGCAACGAATGTCGTATGTGCCTGCACCCGTTGTAATCAGGAGAAAGGAAGTGCCCCCGTCCTTGAATGGATGAGGGACAAATTTGGAGTCAATAGGCTCCGTGAAAAAATTCTTATGGAGCATATTGCTTAATGGAAGAAGACAATCCACT